CAACATTGCTGGAATGCTATCCGAAGTTTCTGTTCCGGGCCCGCCAATGTAACCTGTACGGCGCGGGAAGTCTTGCATTTCGCCACCCGCCGCTGCGTATTGAGGCGCGTAATATTTTTGATAGTCCGAAATCCGAAAATCGGGCCGCACCATAATGTCCGCCATTGAAGCCCGTTGATACGGAACATCGGGAACTCCGACGCTATACTTCTCAGGGTTTTCTGCCAACCGGATTTCTGAAGGCGAAGGACCGTCATACGGGTCTTCAACAGGTTCTGATGGAATCGGATCAAACGCTCCGAGGGCCGCGGCTCCACCTAGTCCAGCGGCGGATGCTTTGTAAAGACTAATACCGGGATTCACGGCGCTTCCTTGTGCCATTGTTGAAGCGGCTGCTTCAAATTGTGCAGGTTGCAATAATTGCATCTCAGCAAACTTTGCGCCTTCAGGACCGCTTAACAGCGTTTTTTTGACGTCGCTGATTGTAGTAGGCGATTTTTTGAAAGCCATGTCGGTAAAACTTCGAGGATTTGCTTGATCTATCTGAAGCTGTGTCAAAGGGGTCGTTGTAACGTTACTAGCATCGGGGACGACACCGGGTCCGGCAGGACCCGGTGTCGTCAAGGTTTTTGAAGCAGCACTAGATGTTGGCTGAAAGTCTTGAATTTGATTGTAGCTCAAACCTCCTCCTTTAAGCACCGTGGGTGCCGAAGCCTTGAAGCCTTGCGCAAAACCTTGTATGCCTTCGCCTCGTTTTGCCGCCATGAACCCTTTAGCGCCACCCGCTATACCCGCTACTGCGCCGCCCATAAGTGCGCCCTTCATGGCGTCTTTAAAGTTGCCGCCCTGAACCAACGATGTAACGCCGCCCGATAAAGCTCCTTGAGCCATTAACGACATGCTACCAAAACCGGGCATAATAAGGTTAAGGGCAAGCGGCACCACAATAGGCGCAAACTTCTTAACTGCCTTTTTTATCTTGCCAACTGTTCTGGATAAACTAAACCTAAATTCCCGCTGACCCGTGTAAGGGTTTACGTTGTTTTCTTCCGCACCAACAACGTACTGAGATATGTCCACGCCAGAGTTATCAAAAGCACGGCCCAATTCTTGCGATAAACCGGGGTTCTGTTCTAGTATTTCAGGGGATACAACCAGTTCGTTCTTACTAGCGTGAATAAGCTCTGTGTCGCCGCCTCGGCCCATTTGTGCCATGCGCTCCGCAGTGTCTCGAAACGAATTAATGCCGCTTTGGCGACCAAAGGCTAATCGGCTGTCATCAAACTCATCCGCGTTGGATGTCAAAAAGGAAGCCAAACCACCTTCAGGAAGAATCATTTGTTGCTGCATCGTATCGCCCCTTTAAAAACCACGTTAGCAGATGTAGTTTTACTTTTCCATGCCCTATGTGGTTACTGTAACTGAACCAACAAATCCTGTAGATACATTACCACGTAAGGCACTAATATCAGCAAGCGTTATTTTCACATAACCCATCAAGCCGTCAGAGTTAGCCCCTTGGTATAAACTTCCCGGTTCTAGCCCCTGATCGTCTGTCTGTAAGTTTGTCAAAACTAAAGCTGTGTTTCTGCCCTCTCCGGGGTTTTGCATTTGATCCAAGTACACAGCAAAGGATCGAATAACTTCGTCAAAGTACCGCTTATCGTATTCCTGCGGCGGAATTGGAAAGAACGGGCGGACTAGATTCCTAGACATTAACGCCTACCGTCTGGTCTGACTTCAACTCTGGGTGTGCCTAACCGCCAAGCGGTTTCGGTTCCAGTGTTTTCTATTTTTAAATTAAACGATCTTCCGCGCAGGCGGGTTCTAATTTCTTTTGTAAACTTCTCTACAGGAATAGAAGAAGTTTTGATTACGGCGTTAGCATCCGTATGCAAGTAATCGCCGCCCGGAAAGTTTCTAACTCCTAATGTAAAGGTGACTGCGGGAGCAGTTGTTGTGGAATCTCTAAAAGTTATGTCAGGAATAATCCTAGACAAAAACGCAAATTGATCTCCGTCACCTAAATCTATTTGGCTGCTTTCTATATGCGCCAATAACGCTGTTGCGGGTGCCGTGCTACCATCGTCAAATCCGCTTTCTTGCTCATAAAGATAGTGGTCAGAACTTGCAGCTATAGGTAGCTCGTCAACGCCTCGGTCTATCCAGCAAGTGCGGCTTAGATTGCCATAGTACCATACTTGTTGCTCGTAGTTAAACACAACATAACGGTCATTTTCTGTGCTGTTCTTAGAAGGGTAAAACCACCATATTTCTGAAAAAGCCGTGTTAGTTGCTGCCGAAACTTTTTCTATTTGGTTTTCATTAAAGTCAGAAAAAACATAATCTCGAACAGTACAAGGAAGCCTTTTTACCGCACCCGAGTAGACATAAAACTCTTTTCTACCCATCCAAAAAACGCTGTCATTAACTGCTACGGCGCATAAAGGGCCCGCGGTAGTAATGTTTTCTGAAAGGGTATTAATACCAAACGTGAACGGCGGTCCAAGAAATTGCATGGCGTGTAAGGAAACGTCTGTAAACACCAAGACTTGCTGCCTAGTCTCTATTGCGGTTATAATTTCTGAACCCGCGCCAATTCTTAAATCACCCGCAGTGTTTGTGGCCTTGGTGGTCCAATCTGTCAGGCTTCCTTGACTGCTAAAACGAATAAGCAAAGGGTCTTGTGTGCCTATTGCCGTTTCTAAGTCACAACCAAAAGCTATAATGTGCCTGTCTTTGTCCGAAACTAATATCTGCTTTGCGATAGTCGGAATATTATCGGCTGCAACACCTAAACTTGCAAGAGATACCGCCCGTGTTGCAACGCCGTTTGCTTTGTCCCAATAAAATATACCCCCATCACGAACATTCATCAAAAGGTTTTGACCAAAGTTGTCGTGACTCCAAATTCTTAAAGTAGCGCCAGAGACTGTTAAGTCTGAAGCTGACCCCCACGTACCGCGGCTCCACGTACCCGCTCCCCACCCCGTACCTTGAACGGTAGTGTCTAATCCAGTGTTAATTTGATACGCACCTACGGATGAACCGCCGCCGTTGTTGCTGTCGCTAGTGTTAGCAAATACAAAAACAGGATTTAACCCAGAAGTCGTAGTTATGCTTGCAATAGAAGAGGCTGTTCTAGCTTCAATTTGAAAAACAGTGGAAGAAACAACTTTGTTAATTTGATACTCTTGGTTCAACACTGCGGGAACAATAACCCCGCCAAGGGATGCCGCCCCTGAAAATGTAACGAAGTCATTTTCCACTGCGCCGTGTCCATCCGCGTCTGTAACCGACAGTGTGGCGCAAGTAACCGAATCAGTGTTTGAGTGTGATGCAGGGGTAGTGCCGTTAACACCGCGAGTGCAGCTTGTTAACGTTGCGCTGGTAATACCTACATACCGTATTTGTTCTGTACCTATTAGAATAAGACCGCCACCTACTGGAAAACCTGCGGCGCTATTTAAAACAATAGATTGTATTGAAGCGTTAATATTTCCGTTTAACGTATTTGCCCCTGCGGCAAAAGTAACCGCGGAAGAAGCCACCCGTATAGGGGTTATGTCCTGATACGAACCGCCTTCGTTAATGTAGTATTTAACGGAAGTCCCTACACCAATAAACTTTTCGCCAGACAAAGCCACCCAAGGATGCAACGCACGGCAAATCCCCAAGAAGTTATATACAGACTGACGTACCCAACCGCCTATTTTTTCAGGAAAACCCATACGAAAACGAACTTTATCGCTATCAAACCAACCGCCTTCGTTGCTATACGAGGTGGTTTCTCGGTTTATTCCGGGTTTAAACTGTAGCTTTGTTAACGGCATATCTCACCATTACCTAAATCTAAAAAGGTTGATCCTGAATATAGAGGAAAACCTAACATGTTATGTTATGTGTCCTATTCTGGCTTTGTAGGCCACGTAACTGTGTTAGGGAACTCAGCTTGAGAAGGTACATCACGTAGTGCGGTACGATACGCTGTTTGTGCGTCCGTCATTGTTCGGTCTGATGTTGCCCACCAATCTGTTTCACTTATAAGCCTGTCACGTTTCCAGCGTTCCATAATAGCTAAATCTTCTGCGGATATAGGGGTAATTGGGTCATCTTCAAAAACTTCCCACACTCCCGTTTCTGGATTTTCCACTTCTTTCATTTTGGGTACTTTCTATTATTGACTAGATGTCATTTGTATTGTGCCAGAGGTAAAGGTATTATTAGTAGTTTTAAATCTAACCTGCGTAAGTTCTCCGCTTAAAGATTTAAGACCAACACCCTGTAGGGTTCTATTATAAACTAGATTGCTGTTGCTCCCTGAGCCGATCTGTCCATTCATAACCCACGTATTACCAGAGCTTGAAATGCGCGTAAAAGCTATGAACCCATGATAAGTCTGTGTCTCCATAGAGTACCCAAAGCCTTCGTCGTATACACCAGCATTC